CTGGCGTCTTGCGGCAGGCACTTGCGTTGGAGAGATAGGTTGCTGAACGCTGGTAGACATCTTGTCAAGAACTTCCAACAGCGCACGGGTGCCACCACCCGCAAGCTCCACGCCTTCACGCTCTGGCCCTACAGCAAATTCAGTCGGAGCGCCCGCAACTTGGATGCGCTGCCGCTGTTCCTGCTCTTCAGCAAGTTGTGCTGGATCTATTGCCATATTACCTCACAAACGCAAAAGGGCGCATATGCGCCCCATTATATCGTCCTTGTAGCAGATTTAAGTCAACTGAGAAAGTTATTTATTCAGTCGCAAAAATTTCATCTACGTTTAACTATTTATTGCGCTATATCTCTTCTTGCTTTTGAGATGTCATTGCGCTGACTGCAACGGGGCCGACTATGCCGTATTTCTTCATTATGCTTATCAACTTGTCATCGAAAATAACATAGTTATCAGATCCTGTCTCTGGAACATTTCTTGAACCCGGCCCTCTATTTGCTTTGTACTTAATGCCTTTAACGCCGTGCTTCTCAAGCAATTCTTCGCCAGAGTTTTCAACTCCACGCAAAACAGACCAATCATTTAAAAAACGAACGGCTGTAAAATTATCCAACATTAACTTTTGCGCATCTCTAATAGCCATCTCTGTATTGCCATTATAAGGTGGCGAAAACAGATCTACGCCAAGATTGAATGCATCATCTATTGTGATTTCATTTAAAACTTTGGCAATCGCTCTTTGAACAAAGGGGGTTTGCTCATCAAAAGGCTTATCGTAATCAAGCAATTCGTCTGGCTTTACATCTAAACCAACTTGATAAGTTTTTCCCGTAGAGAATGATAAATCGTTTGCATCTATAGCTTTTAATGCGTCAAGCTCATCATTTAAGCTATCCAATATAATTTGAGAAATTTCATCAAAGCCACTACCTTCAACTATATCTGTAGTTGGATATGTCAGTTTAGTTATCTCAATTTCGCGTTCTGTGTCTTTAATAGCCCTGTCTTTAGCCAACTGTATTAACTGAGGCTGTGGCAACTGCTTGGTTTCTACGGTTGTAACTTTATTAAGGTTGTCAATTATTTTATTGATAGATGAATATTCATAGCCCTGCGCCTCTGCCTCTGGCGTGTCTCCTAGATTTATAAACGGCTTGCCTTTGTATGTAACATCATAGCCTTCTCTTAAATCCTTGGCCTGCCTTACCGCTGATTTATAAAACTCAGCAATGTTTTCGCTGTCAGTGAAATAAAGCCCATACCCAAATGCTTGCGCACCTTCGCCAGTGTTAATTTTATCTAGCTTAAATTGATCAAAGTCAGCGCCAGAGCCGTGAAAAGCAATGATCCCCGGTTCTGTTTCTGTAGGCGGTTCAGCTACAGCAACATCCCCGCGAGCAGCAGCGCGGGCAACGGCAGAGGCATCTTTAACATCAGATCTTTCTTTCAACAAACGCGTGTATTCACCAAGCAATTCTTCATCGCCCGGATTATCAAGCACTGCCTGCTTTGCTTGCTTAACTGCATCATCAATCGAGCCAACGCCAAACGAGCTAGTTGTTGGCATATCACCGGGCTGGTTCATTCTTCTGCCAAGCTCAGTCAAAGCATTGCGTATAGCAGGCATTGACGCCTTCAAGGCCTTAGCACCCGCCGTAGTCAGCGGAAGAGCCTCAAGAAAAGACAGGCCTGCCTCTAATGCGCCCATGCCAATCGTTAATGGATCGCCAGTATTTCTACCGCGCTCGAAAGTTCTCATGCCTTCCTGCGCACCAAAGAACAAACCTGCCGGTGTAAAATCAGCAATGCCCAAGCCTAGATCGCGTGTGCTTTCTGGATTGCCCCACAAGCCCTCTGCCATCTTGCGCGCAGTAGATCTATCAATCCCAAGCACCTCAAAGATCTGGCGCAATTCACCTTCAGTGTTTTCAAAGGTTAAACGCGTAAGATCTTTACGCATTGTTGGATCATCTGGCTTTACCATTTCAGCGCCCGCACGGCGCATACGCAGTTCCTCGCCTTCGCGCAACGGTTCTGTGCGTGGGCTGGGCTCTTGCCCTTGCGGAATTATACCTGCGTCTTCTACTTCTTTCTGCGTAAACCCAGCCGCCTCATAATCAGCCATGTCAAACAGCTGCTTTTTTTGTTGAAGCGTGTCTGCGTAATCACGCACCTCTGCCAATCGATCCACAGGCTCTTCGCCAAGCTTGACATAGCCGCCGAGAGACAACGGCACCAAAACGTCATTGCGCCCGTTCAAAGGATTGTACACAGCCATCTTGTTCTTTGTCGTTGCCAAGGGCGGGGGATTGCTGGCGATCAGCGTAGCCTCATCGTACTTGTCAATCTCTTCGTCGGTGTCCATTTGGAGGAGGTCAGCCATTAGTTAAGAACCCCTTTGTTTATGTATTCACTCTGCAATGTATTTTCTACATCACTGTAACTACGGTCACTTACCGCGTTTTGCTCTCCCTCAGAAAGACTGCCCCACCATTCGGCTAAGCTTTCCAGAGGATTTAATAAATCAAATTCTAAGCCATATGAGGAATATTTTGTTTGAATACGTTTAAGATAAGCATCATAGTCTAATCTAAGCTGTACTGCAAAAAACTCTTTCTGGCCTGCAATTAGATCTTTGGCTGCAACATTAATTTCTTGCGGTGTCATTCTAGCGTCAGGCGAAAACCGGCGCTCAGCAACCATTGTCTCAAGCTCTTGCACCACAGCATAATACGCAGCCTTTGATGCTCGGCCAAGTTCTGGATCACCAGCGCTAAGCTCATCATACTGAAACGTAGCCTTGGCAATCCGCTTAACTGTAACCAAAGCATCATCTTCTTCTGTCGCAACTGCGTCCATGAAAAACTTAAAGTCAGCCCTTGTTAGCAAAGCTCTGTTTTCTTGCACTTCCACAGCCGTTAGTTCGCCAAGATCTTTCTTAACAAACAAGTTTTCATAAACCGTTTCATTACTTGTCGTTGCAAATCGCAACGCTGGCTCGTCTTCGTACTTGTCAAAGTTGGCCTGCATCGTAGGCGTTACAGCATTGTTGGCATACAAGAACGCTTTCATTTCTTCAGCCGCTGTTGATGCTAAAATTTCTGCATCTGGGTCTGGAAACTTATCTTTTAAATCTGGGATGTAACGGGTAATTTCAATAGCTTTAACTCTTTGACCGGGCTCAAATGCTGCAGCGAAATATGTAAATCTGTTTGCAGCCTGACCTATGGCAAAGTTTCTGTAATCTTCTAACTTTTTCTCTAGCTTTTCCTCTGCATTGGCAAAGCGCGTTGCAACCTTCAGCGCATTGTCCAGCACCGCAACAGCATCATCTCTCGGCAGGTTTTGCAGCGTGTAAAGCGGATAACCGCCATTCGGCAAGTCACCAGTCTTGTCTGGATCAAGCTCACCAGCATCGATCTGCTCTAGCGCGCCGATCAGGTTCAGAACTCTAATCGGATCGGCACCCACATATGAGCCAACAACATTCTCGGCAATGTCAGTCTTCATCTCGAGATTGCTAAGCTTTACAACGCCAGCGTTTGCTGCACCTGCCTTAACCAGCCGCCCCTGATCAATAGCAACGCCCGTCAGCGCATTGTCATAGTCTTCCCTTGTTGCATCAGGATCAGACAGCAGTTGAACAACACCAGACTGCCGAGAAGCAAGCGCAGCTTGATTGGCCGCATCAATCTTCCTGTCCAGCACGCCGCGCAGTTTAAACCGAGCATCAAGCTCCATCTGCCCAAAGCGCTCTTCAAACGCTCTGCGGGTAAATCTATTCGGGCCCAGAGCCTCTAGCACCTTGTCGCGGATGCCTTGGCTTTCCTCATTCCATAGAGGGTTCTCGCCATCTAATACATTGTAAGGCTGATCCGAGCGCGCAAAGTCTCTTGCCGCCACGTTCAAGCCTTCTGTCGCAGCAAGCAAGCCCTCGTTTAGCTTAGTCTCTTCTGCCACCTTGTAACGCATCTTAGCATAAGCACCGACCTGACCAAGCACCTCACCAAGCACTTCGCCCTTCTGTAACTCTGCCTGAGCCAAAACACTGCCGCGCATACGCGCTCCAATGCTTCTGCCGGGGGCTTCGCTGGTTGCGGCAATCTCACTACGATAAACTGGTATTCTCATCCAAAGATCCCCTTCAACCCGCCAGCAGCATAAATATCCTGTGATGCTGTTCCCAAGCTATTAATCAAGCTGCGCGTGCCCTGCGCTCTAAGACCAGCAGCCTGCGATCTGCCTTCCATCCGAGCAAGCTGCGCATTTAGCTCAGCTTCTTCCTGCGCATCGCTAATCTGCATATTCGTAATGCTGTTGTTAAACCGCGCAACTTTTTGCGTGTAGTCAAACTCTCTAGCATTATCGCGCAACACATCCATTGGCGTGCCGCTGCTTAGATCAAAGCCACCGTAAGAAAACCCAGAGCGCACACCGCCCTGCACCTCATCCTCAAACGCATCCCGCGCCCGATCTTGCTCAACTAAAAAGTTAGCGTTGATAATATCTCTCTGCCTGCCCAGCAGATCTATGTCACGCTCGATCAGGCTAGCATTAAAATCAGCAGCTTCTTGCGCCCTGCGGGCTGCAGCATTGGCAGAGTTGCGCTGCTGAACGCCACCTAAGAACGTCATGCCTAAAGATATGGCAGAGAATATACTCATCTATCTAGCCTCATATATCAAACGTATTCATACGTGGGAACAATGCAAGCACTGTTAATGGCAGCGCTTGATTTTGCCTTACATACAAACGATCATCATTGTCAAAGCCACCGGGAAACTCAATCTTCTTATCGCCGGTAAATAACGGCAAACCCTCGTCCATGTCATCTGCACTGCTGCGAAATGGTATCCGATCAGTTTCGTTAGAGCTATTGCCGATCTCAGCGCCGACAGTTTCAAAGAAACGCGCAGTCAATCCATGCACACGCTTTGGCTTGCCTTGGCTTGTACCGTCAGCAGATCCGCTTTCAATACGCATTGTTTGCATATTGCTGGTATAGCCAAAGCCAATAGCTGCAGTTGTGGAGCTATAGTTTAGCGTAATGCTGCCGCCCGATACAGTTACATCAGGATGCGCAGCGCCGTTGGCAATTACCGTCAGCGTTTCGCCTTCCAGATGATACAATCCGCTCAGCGTAGTTGTTGCCGCGCCGCTATACGCTAAACCGCTGTCAACAAAGAATGCGCCAGTCGTAACGCTGCCAAAGTCAAACGTCTTCATACGCTCAACATATCTTTTCGTAACGCTGTTAATCGTGCGCTTCACAACCATGTAAAGCTCATCCTCGCCAACCTCTGTCGGCAATGTCGTAATGCTTTCTACAACGGCCTGACCGCTGTCAAACACACCGCCCACTACATGCTTGTGCCATGCAACGATCTGCTCTTCCCTGCGATAGCTCAAGCCTAGAAGCGTGCCATCAGCGCGCAATGCCCACACAATACTGTCGGGCTCTTGCTGATAAGCAAACTGCGTTAAGCCACCCTTGGTGATATGCTCGGCCAAGATCGTCATGTCAGGCGCAGCGTAGGCGTTTACATCTACATCGCCGGCATACTTGAACTCACGCACCTTCCGATCACCGCGCTGCAAGAACAGCGTAACATCCGCAACCTGCACCGGCTCTACATTGCCAGACCCATAGTTGCTGTATTTTCTGATCAGCGTAGTGGTAGGCGTAATCGGCCCGTCACTCGTTGATGACAACACATATTCACCGCCAGATGTGCCAATCGTCATTACCCGCGTAGAAGACAAGTAACGAATGTCGTTTACCTGATTGCTGGCAATCGTATAGATCAGCGCGTCATCCGCTGCCGTACCCGTGTCAAAGTTCTGGTAATCCGCGTTTTTACTAAACCACAGCGTTTGCGGGCTTTCATTCGTATTGCCAAAAACAAGACGCTGCTCAAAGAACGTCACAACGCTTGGCCGGTTATTGGCACCAGATAAAGGCTGCGTAACTGGATTGATCTCTTGCACGCTCGACAGCGTAAGCTCTGCAGTGCCGCCAGATGTATAAGCCGTAAAGCCCGTGCTGTCTACGTCAACACCCGCCAATGTCTTTATCTTAAACGTGTTGGTTGTAGCGCCATCAACAATGTAGTGATTGCCATTAAGCTCTGTCATGCCCACTACGCTTTGGATGTATATCGTATCGCCATCAAAGAACGCGTGATCATTGCTTGTAATTACACAAGGGTTGGCCTGCGTAGCGCCGGTAATTACTTGCTCGGCACCGCCGCCGGGATCAAACGTAGTAAATGACGTTGTGTTTACATCATCGCCAGCTTCATCTTGCAGCGTAAATGTGTTAGTCGTAACATTCGCAACCCGGTAATTAGCTGCGTTAATCTCTGTCATGCCTTGAATACTAGACAGCGCAATCTCATCGCCATTGCTATAGCCATGCGCTGTTACCGTCAGAACGCCGGGATTAGCCTTAGTAATTGCTGTAATCTTCTTAGCCGCCTCAAGTGGGCCCTGAAAGATTGGTGTGGAAAACTTCCATGCATTGTGATCTGTGCGCGTCAGCTTACGCACATCATAGCTTGGATGCACCAAATACATTGTATCCGCAGACTGCACAAAGCGTATGTTAAACAGATCTGCTTCTGCATACGGCGTGGCAATCTCAAAGATTTCTGTTGCTGTGCCGCCAGATGTATACGCAGTAAATGACGTTGTATCTATGGCATTGCCGAACAAATCGGTCAGCGTAAATGTATTCGTTGTGGAGTTTGCAACGAGATAGTTACGTCCATTTAGCTCTGTCATACCAACTACGCCAGTAACAAACACCTCATCGCCATTGCTTAGCGTATGCCCAGCGCTGGTAATAACGCCGGGGTTGGCTTGCGTAACTGCTGTTATTGCCTTAGCTGACGCATCCAGAACCTGCGCGCTATTGCGATACACGCGCATAATTTGATTGCCAAACTCAAGAATATACGTGTCAGAAGACTTGAACTGAAATGGAAACAACCGCGTTTTTACGCTGCTGCTCTTTACCTCGCCCAGAAACTCTGTGCCCGGTCTGCGCGTAATACCGCCAGAGGGAATAACGATCATATTCGTCAGATCGGCCAAGCCCTCTTTGTATTTCTCAATGTTTATGCGGCCTTCAAACTTTGGGCTGATCTCGCCCGCCGTAAAAGAGCTAAACGCTGGAGCAGATCGCGCCATTAGAACCTCGCTTCAATAAAGTCGCTGGCCTCGATTTTTTGCGGCGCACCTTCCGTGCTATCCACAAACCGCGCTTCTTTTAACTTGCTGTCATACAAAGAAGCCATAAGCTGGATCATTGTAGTAGACCCAGAGATTGCATATGCGATTTCCTGCGCCAGCCGTGCGGCCAGCGTATCAGTTAATGTCGCGTCATACTCAGCAGCATCTGTAATCCTGCCAATGTATTTAATCTTAGCGGTGCCCTCATCTGTCAGAAGCTTTCTGCCCTCAATGACAAAGACAGGCCCGCCTGTCGCATTCTTCATGTTATCCTGCGGGTATCCCATAGTGCCGTTGTTAAACTCTAGCACGCGCAAGCAGAACGGGTCTGATGGCAGTTGATAAGAGTTTTCATAACCATACACTGGGCCAACAGTATCTTGCGCTAGCTCAGCCCTGCGGATCAAACAATTCCAAGGATGTGCCCGAAAGACTGCATCGCGGATGCTTGTGTATCGCTGATTAACAATGCGCGCCGCCTTACTGTCTTCAGTTAAGCTAATAATGTTAGACGCCCCGATTAGGTTCAGAGCATTGTTGGCAATATCAATCACGCTAGACATTAAGCATCTCCATGTAAAAAGAGGGGGCGGTTGCCCGCCCCGCTCTGTAGGTCTTAGTCAACCACGTACTTGATGGTCACCTCAATGGTTCCAGTACCAGCGGCACCGCCCATTGTGGCAGTAACAATCATACCATCTTCATTGGTATCTGTTACAGTGCCAGAGCCCAAAGCCAGCGTTGCCAAGATGTCCACTTTCTGGGCACCAGTTGACGCGGCAGCAGCTTTGTAAGCAGCAGCGGCAGCAGAAACAGCAGTGCCAGCAGAATTGGTATGCGCCGCATAACCAACTGACAATGTTGTTGAGCCACCCAGCGCATCATGCGCTAGTGAGCCTTCAAGCAAACGTGCGCCATCAGGCAGTACAAACATCTGGATGACATCGCCAGATGCCAAAGAAGATGCTTCGTACACACCATGTGCTACGCGGATACGCCCGCCCAGAACATTTGATGGGTTTTTGACAACAGGATCTGCAGTCGCGTTAGTCTGTTGTACAGAATAAACAGTAGCCATATCCTATTCTCCTTACGCTTCAGAACACAACACTTCGACTACTTTTGCTTCTTCCATGCGTGTAGCACCCACAGATTGGCAATAGTAGACTTGCGTTGCGTATGATTTATCAGCGCGCTCATCAATGCGTGCAGTTGGCTCTTTGCCGATTGCAAGCTTGATACCATCGCTAGCGAAAGCAATTACGCGGCGATAGCTAGATGCGTCAACACCCAAGCGGTTTGATGTGATGAATGTGAAGCCAACAAACTGGTTTAACTCGCCTTGAGCCAAAGCTTTAACAGTGTTGAAGTCACTTGATGTTACAGTGGTGTCACCCAACAGATCAGAGATCTGCTTAGGAGCTACAACAATGTAACGCGGGATTGATGGGTCAACATTACCGGCATCCAAGATTTCCTTGGCTTCCAGCAGCTTTGACAATGTCAAGCCAGCGGCAGGAGAACCCACACCGATTTGGTTGTTGCTGTCAAAAGCAGTAGTTGTTGAACCGTCTTTACCAGTCTTTGCATTGCCAAGAGCAGCAGAGATGATCACATCATCCATTGCGCGGCCCATAGCTGCAGCAGCAGCACGGCTATATGTCGAAGTCGGATCTACCAACAAGCGAACTTTGTCCTGATCATCGATCAGATCCGCATATTCATAGTCAGACATCGTCACCATACGGCGACTGTGAGGTGTATCGATCAGCGGTGTATCCGCATGCCGAGTAGTTCTCAGAACAGCAGCAGCGCTACCGACCTGATCAAAGAAGGCTTTTTCGCCATTCACAGTTTCCACATCAACTGCAGGACGCAGCAGTGAACCCATTTGCTGCGAGAGCATTTGGATGTTCGCGGAGAACTGATTGACAAAAGCCGTAGTGATTTGTGAAGACATTGTCTCACCTTTCTACAGTTTAGGTTACAGATTGCTGCGCGTGGTTATCCCTTGCGGGGCCAATGCTTACTGCTTGGGCAGTCACTCCACCTGACACACAGGCATGATGCGTGGGCCTTGCGGTTATCCACTATAGATACTCTCGGAGCGTCAGAACCTGTTGTACATAGCTCTCATGCTCTGGGTGCATCTTATCCCAGTATGGCCCGCCGCGTCCAGTCATCTCAGCAATTTGCCGTGATGCTTCGTCAGGGGTCATAATCATTTCTGTCGGCGCGCCTTCCAGACTGTCTTCACCAATCTGTTCAGCCAAACCGGCAAACATCTTAACGATTTGCGGATGATCTCCCAACATACGACCATCTGCCAATGTGATTTCATCAAAGATCTCAGTACCGCCAAGCAATGTATGGGCAGCCTTCTGAGCAAGCTCAACTTTCTGCTCAAATGCTCGGCCAAATTCTTGACGTAACTCTTGCTCACCTTGGTGCCTCAGATCTTCCGCAGCCTCATCAAAGCCAGACCTAGCACCCGTTAGCGTTTCCTCAAGATACGCCGCAATGCGCTGGGCCTGCGTATTGTTTAACCCCGCATCAAGCGCTGCAGCCTTTAGCCCGCTTAACTCATTCTCACTGAAGTCAGCGCTCTCAAAGTTTAGCTCATACGCATTTGCATCATCTGGTGCGCCAAGCCTTTGATATACAGCGCGCCACTCGTCAGGCGTAGCACTCTTGCCCGGCAGCGGCACCTTATCCGCTCCGATCATACGCTGCGCATGTACATAGCTTTTTGCTAGTGAAGCAGGATCAGCAAAATTTCTTAATGACGGCTCAGACCGTAAATCCTCTGGTAAGCTTTCCAGAAAGTTAGCCGGTGCCGCCTCTGCGACTTCTTGAGATCCAGTGTCTTGGATTGCCTCTTCGCTCATTGTGGTTCCTTCTCGTCGGACAGCATCCGGGCGATTAGCAACACTGTTGCGCGCTGTCCTTCGTTAAATGCAGATTGATATGGATCGCCCGAAAACGTGGTTGTCTCAAAGCTAAAACGCTTCTTGAGATCACTCATTACTTGCTCACCGTCCTCTGTATTAAACGTGCGACGATACGCTAATTTCAATTCTTCTACTTTGTTCATTGGCTAATAGCCTTGACCAGCGGAGCGACCTGCTGCGCCTGCTGCGCTTGCATCATGTCCTGCTCTTGCTGCGCCATAACCTGCGCCTGCTCTGCCTGCTGCCGCCGTATCCGCGCAATCTCTTCATTGCTGCGAATAACCCGCGCTGGCATACCAGTAACCTCAACAAGATACTGCACCAGCTTATCAGGATCTAAGTAATCCTGCACAGGCGCAACCTCACCGATCTGTGTTAGCACCTCAAACCCGCGCAACATTCCCTGCAGATCTGTTAGCTTCTGAGCCTTCGCAAGCGGCGAGACATACTCAATATCAATGTCCTGACCTTGTAAAAGCTCCGGGGCAGGGGGGAGAAGACCTTCCCGGAGCAACAGCGCAAACGAGCGAGATATGAGAGGACGAAGGAGTTCCGCTTGCAACCGCCCTAGAACGGGCCCAAGCAATCGCATCTTTTCCTCGTTGCGCTGTAACACTTCAGTCGCTGTCATCGATGGGCCTTCACCCAAAAGCAACTGATCAACATAAAACGCCTGCCTAATAGCATTGCGCCGTTGTTCTTCCATATTCAAGCCCAGCGGATTGTTTGCACCAATCTGCAATGGCTCCAACCGATCACGCGTGCCAGATCTGTAAAAGTTCAGCGAGCCCGGCGTTGTTCTTACCGGCAGCATAAACCCGTCATCTGGAACCATAAGGGGCGGGTCAATCTGCTTCTGCGCAGCCCTGATCGTCACCTCTGACATCTTGTTGACCATCTTAACATCTGGCAACGCAGTCATTGCTGGCGAGCGGCCATAGCTGCTTACGCTATCCTTATTAAAACGCGGCACCATAAACGGGAAGTCATCAAAGCCACCCTCGCTCAGTATCTGTTTGCTAGCGAGATGATAATAAACAGATGCAATAGGCTTGCTCTTCGCCATCTTTCCCTTGGCTTCTGCCCTCGGAAACACAGCGTGTATGACCTCATGCTCTTTGTACGGGTCATTCTTTTGATCAACCAGCACAGTGCGCGGTGAGTTCTCTTCGCCAAAACGCATAACAATTGCACGCGCCGTTAGCTTAAACTTACGATACACCGTATCAACGCGGCCCTCTGCATCTTCAGAGATCATTATCTCCGCTATATGCCGAGAACTAAACCGCAGCCCATCACCATCGCCCTCTACATAGAAGGCAGCAGTACCAAAAACCACCAAGTCATAATAAAGCTCGTGGATCTCTTGCTGAAAGTTAGAACGATTAAACGCCTGATACATCTGATCAAGGCTGCTCTCCAACCACTCATTCGCCTCATCACTGCGCTGCAGTTCCTGATCGCGGAAACGCATAGAAAACCAAGGCGTGCTAGGACTGGTAAGCATACCATGAAGACTAGACGCCAATAACTCCACCGCGTGAATAGCAGTACCATCATAAATTAACTCAGTGCGCTTATCACCCTGCGTGCGCTTCTTCGTAATATCAGCCTTACGCGGCAACATATAATCAGCTAGCTGCTGCCAATGATTTTCCCAGTTAGACCGCTGAGATTGCAACGTCTTATATCGACGCTCAAGCTGCGTCACTATCGGAGAAACTTGCGCCATTACACCATCCTAAAGCTATTCAGCATACTTTTCTTTTTCTTTACGCCCTCTATGGCCCCACCTTGGGTGCGACCCACCATGCGCTGCTGTAGGCGTTCCAACGGGTCAATCGTTGCCGCCTTCATTCCCTGCGCCGGTTGCGAAGAAATCTGCCCCATCATACCAGCAATATTCTGAGGCTGCTTTTTAATCATCATTTGATCAAACCCATTAAAGAACGACGAGGGCGCGTTGTATCAGGATCAGCAAGCAATCCCTGCGGCCCCGTTAATATCGTGCCCTTGCGACCCTTCTTGCCAGCAGTCATGGCACCAGCCTCTGTGCGGCCCTCTGGGGCTGCACCCTTTAACGGCTCATCAGCGCCGGGAACAGCAGCTTCTGACGCACCGTCAGCCGTATCCGCATCAGGATCCGCATCAGGATCCTCCGCAGGACGCGTACCCTTTGGCTTGTCCTCTGTGCCAAAACCAAATTGCTCCATACGCTCTTGCTGAACCTTAGCCATCTTTTGCGACTGCGCAGTGCGCGCATCATAGCCATAAGGCTTATCCTTAGAAATCCCTAAGCCATACGCAACATCACCCTTGGCAATGTCAAACTGTTCGCCAATCGTTGTACGGCGCGCTTTAGGACGCACAGCTTCTGGGAATTGTTTCTGCCCAGTAAATTGCCTATCCTCAGATGTACGATCCTCTAACTCAGTTGGCCCGCGAACGCCAAGCGCCGCCCTTAAATCATCAAAAAATCCCATAGCCTACCTCATGCTGCAAAAGGGTCATACTCCATGACCGCCTGTCTCTGCGGTGCCCTAGATCGATCCCGCGTTTCCCTAAGCCCCACAGCAAAATACCTAAAAGCATCCGCAGCGTGACTACTCCAATCATGTACCGGCGAAGCACGAAAACTCCGCGTCCTCTCGTTATACGCCCGGTGATACTGCCGCAACGCTTCCAAACCATCCTTGCACTTCTCACGGTCAAACCACAACCGAGGTATCAACATCTGAGCAGCGTGTATCCCATCCTCAACAGGAAGCTTAGGAACAACGCGGAAATTCAAACCAAGATCCCAAGCAATCTCTCGCCTGCTCTTACCACTACCAAGCTCACGCACCTCTATGTCATGCGGCGCATTGTGATCCCCGTATAAATACTTCTTCTCCGAAAGAACCTTGCAATAATGAGGCAAACCCTCATTCCTATTCTCATAAAAGTCTATCACATGCACAGCACGGCCAACACTCTGCGTAAACCAAACCGCCGTACTATCACCAACACCCAAATCCCACCACGTATCAACACGCACAGAAGGATCATAAGGCACATTCGTTATACGACCAGACGCCGTTATCTCCTCCAAATCCTTGCCGTAAATAGCACCCGGAACATTCGCATTCCAACTGCACTCAAATTCCTGCGCATACTGATCTGCACTCATCATATTCTGAGCAGCAGACAATTCCTCATCATCCAGCAACCCAGTCTCTGAAGCCTTATATATCGCAGTCAACCAATCATCATTCGCAGCAGACTGCTCATAAAGCTCATAGAACGCGTTATGCCCTTTAGGCGTACCAACAAACACACCCCAGCCCTTACGGTCACTCAGCGCTGGCCGTATGACCTCTGGGAACACATTCTCTGGCATCTGTGCAACCTCGTCCATTACACAGCCATCCAAATAGATCCCACGCAAACTATCAGGGTTCTCAGCACCCAGCAAAGAAATCCTGCCGCCAGTAGGCAAATCACAACGCAACTCAGTCTCGTGAAACTTCACACCGGGGATCTTCCCAGCAAACTGCTTCAAATAATCCCAAGCTACATTCTTAGCCTGCCGATAAGTCGGTGCCATATACGCATACCGAGGCGAAGGCTTACTATTCATAATCGCATCCCTAAGAATGTGATTAATCGCCCACACCGTCTTACCAAAGCGACGATGACAAACAACAACACCCCAACGCTTCGCCTGCATCTCATTGTGCAGCATCATCTGCAAAGCACGCGGCTCATAAGGTATCTCAATCTTCAATGCTCTGTCTCTCCATCGCGGAACACCATTACACCAGCACGCTCCAACATCCGCTCGTACAAGTCAATCAACAGCACCTGAGCATGTACCCGCTCATCACCGCTAGCATCCCTAGCAGCCTCCCTAAGAAGCGTCAGATGCGCAAAGAATGCATGTGTGTTAGGTTCCATGGCAACGTGTGTGTGAGACACTCCTGTGCAGGTATATTACGTGTATACAGCGGGCGGGCGGTTCTGCGGGGGGTAGGGGTCGGCGGGTCGTAAATTTAACATAATCACTATTATGCGCCTAAGCAATTGTTTGTTATCAAGCACTTAGCAAATCG